CCCCCTTCTCCGCCGCCGCCCAAGAGCGGGTGTTTTCGCGTCCCGTTTCAGGTAGCAGCCATTCGCCGCCATCCCAGATGTGGTAGGGCGTGGGTGGGCGGCTGTCGGGTAATGTTTGCTTCGCTTCCATGAAAACTCCTTAAGCAATAAATCCCTGAGGTCTCAACACGTCCAAACGCGGCCATGCTTGGTCGGTCGGATAGTTGAGGGCGGAAACGCGGATGTCGGGCGTATCGCGGTCGGTCGGGATGTTCTCTTGAAAACCCAATGCGATGAAATTGGAATCGCTCATGCCGCCCAAATAAATCGTGCCGTACAGGCTCGCTCCGTCCTTGTAGATGTTGCCCACCAGAGAATCGGTGGCGCGAAAACCCTCGGGAATACCGCCAGGTGGAATGATTCTCACGCCCTTCTCTTTAAATGCACCGTGTCCGGCGAAGGTGGGGGCGCCCCGTCTGACGATGCCGAACCAGCCCCAACTTCCGCCGCCGAAGGCGTAGAACACGGTATCGCCGATGCGGCGAATCTTGATGAACACGTTGCCGAACAGGGAGGCGGTTTTCTTCAATTTGAGCCAGCCCGTATCGCCGCTGATGACCTTCCAATTCCTGCCGTTGCCGGTCTTCAGCCAAAGCACCGCGCCGTCGGTAACGGCGTTGTCTTTGTAGAGCGTGCCCTTCGGCTTGCCGTCCATTTCGGGCTTCAAGTCGGGTCTGCCGTCGCCCTTTAATACGCCTGCCGCCGCGATTTCGGCGGAAACGAAACCAGAAAGGCCCTCCAGCACATTTTGTAAACTCATGTCTTACTCCCCTATGGGAAGCGCGGGGCTTCCCCATGAAACCTTAAGCCTGAGCCGCCTTGTAGGCGTTTTTCAAGCCTTCAAACGTGATGCCGTCGAGGTCGGCTTGGATGCGGTCTAAGGTGTTTTTGATTTCCGTGATTTTCTGCAACAAAGCCTCAGGCGCGCTGCTGCCGCCCTCTTTCAGGCGATTCAGCTCGGCGGCAAGCTCTTTGAACGTGTCCAAAGATTCAGACGCGCCGCCGATAAGCTCGGTTTTGAGGGCAGCGACGGCAGCTTCGTATGCCGTCTGAATCTCAGTTTTGGCGGTGCTGATTTTGACATCGGCCGCCAAGCCTGCCGCGTCAACAGCTTCTGTCTTCGCCGTGCCGATGCTGGCGAGCAGCGCGGTTTTCACGGCTTTGTCCTGCTCGCCTAAGAATTGGACGATGGCTTCCAATATTTTTTTGATGCTTGTCTTTTCTGTGTTTTCCACGTTTTCCATGTTTTACTCCGTTGATGCCGTCTGAAAGGCGGCGGTTTAAAGGCTGGCGATGAAATAGATGGTTTTCAAATCCGCCAAGGTCGGCAGTTCCACAACCACCCCGTCGGGCGGCACAAAAGGCTTGGCGCAAGGCTCAAGCCGTACCGTGATATCGGGCTTCCGAACCACGGACACTTTCACTTCACGCTCGGTTTTCACAATTCCTCCTTTCACACTTGGCGCGTAACATCGTGCAACAGGCGGATGCGCCCGAAACACAGCGTCTTCACGCGCCCCGTGCCGTCCGTCATTTGCAAGTCGTAGGCGGCGTACTGCCACATCGCGCCATCAGTCTTGTCGTGCGACACCGTGATTTGTACGCGGTTTCCGTTAACCGCAATGCCGTCTGAAAGGCTTAGATGTATGCGCCTACTGCCTCCCATTTCCGGCACAATGTCCATATCGAACGAGCAGCCTGTGAAGTCGATAGGCTCTCCCTCCGACTCAAAAACCAGCGTTTCCAATTCGTCGTCGCCGCGATACCACTCGAAATTAATCTTTTCCATCCGAAGACCCTCCGTCTTTCACGCCGGTTACCTTTTCAGCTAAGCCGCCCAAGTAACCGCGCAGAACTTTCGGCGCAAGCGCGCGCACCGTATCGAGCGCATGACCCGTCATAATGCCCACGAACACCCCTGCCGCCGCGCACGTCCATACCTGATTCATCGGCACGAAACGTTCGGCCACAGCCGCCGCCGCGATTGCAGAAATAAAAGCCTCCAGAACAGCCTGCATCGGGCGGTCGTGTTCCTGAAGGCTTGCCCACACGCCGCCCAATACACCGCCTGCCGCCGCGAAGAGCAGCCCGAACTGCATAAACCCCATTCAAGCCACCTCATCTTTCCCTTTCGTGAACAAAAACTTCAGCGTATTGTTGCCTGCCAATGCACAGAGGAACGCCAACAGCGGCGGGATAACCATCCCCGTATGGGCAGGCGGATATGCGCCCCAAAACGCAACGGAAACAAGAAACCAGATGAAGCCCGCCAAAGTCAGCAGGTACGCGCTGGCAACATTCGCCCGAAAGCCGCGAAACATCAGCAATGCCGTCTGAAGCAGCCCCACCGCGCCAAAGACGGCGACCAGCCATATTTCAGGCAGGTTGTGGAACTTGTAATAAATCCGCCACGAATAAATATCGTCAGGCGATAGCGCGAAGACCGCCGCATAACCCAACAACCCTAATCCGCTGACCATTTCCAAAGCCCGTGTTCCCGTACCGAACAACCACGCCTGAAAACGGGAGGGCAGCGACCGCCAATCTAGTAAAAAAGCTAACCTGTTCATAAAACACACCCAAAAACAAACCGCCGCAAAGCCAAAGCCCTGCGGCGGTCATGCCGTCTGAAACTTATTCCGCGTAGACCAGTTCTGCGCCTGAAAAACGGTTATCGCCCCCCTGCTGAGACACGATTTGCTGTAAAACCCAGTCAATCACATCAACATCACGGGGAGGGGCTTCGCTTAACTGCAACTGAACAGAGCCGACAGGCGACCGTCCCTTTTCAAACGCCGCCTTGTTGTACCAACTGCCCAATGTTACGGTGTAGTATCGGTATGTGTAGTCAAACGACAACCCAGTAACGTAGTGGAAGGACGAAGGAACGCCCGTTGCCTCATCCTCAAATTCAATAAGAACACCGATAATATGTTTAGCTGATTCAGCCATAAAATCCTCCTAGGAAATAAAAATGCCGTCTGAAAGACGGCAGTTAGAATCAAAAATCAGGTTTTCTACAACACAACCACTGGTCTGACAGCGGGATTCGTATTTCTTCAATGTTTGCGTCTGATACTGTGGCGCAAAACAACTCCAAATCATCGCCGTGCCGATACGCCCACATCCCCCAAAACGGCCCATTCCAATATTTTGAATTATTGGTATTGGCAATGTTTACAATCTGCTCAAGCATACCCATTTTCGCTTTAAATTCATTGATTTCGGCATCCCACCTGTCAGCCTCCATTTGGGTTTCCCACATCGCTGCCTCGTGCTCACGCCGGGCTTCAACACGCAACCGAGCTTCTATTGCACGCCGCTCGGCTTCTCGGATTTCTCCATCATAATAATTCGTTTCCGAAACAGGGTTTTTATAATAACCCAATACGATGTCAGTGCTGCGTGGGACATGGGCAATCGCCTGAGCTTTATTGAATTGCCTGTAGCTATATGTCAGATTTGATGCCATCCGACTGTTAAACAGGTTTGCCGCGCCGACCTTCAACTTCTGCCACCCTGTCAAATCAAACTGCTTGTCATAAATATTGGTGTCTGCAACCATATTTGAGTAGCGATAGTTTAAAACCGGTTGATAAGGCTCTATCTTATCCAGCTCCCATTTAAAAGTATCCGCCGGTGTCGGGAGTAATGGGAAATAGGGACTCTTCGCAGGCTTATTTTGAAACAGGCTGTGCACACCTGCGCCAAAACCATCGGGCAAACCTACCCTGTTATACTCAACATTGTCCCACCCCATAATGCCCACAGGCTGAGCGGCTTTTGACAAATTTCCGCCTGACAGCGTATAAAAAATCCCGTTAGAGTCAGACCGTTTGACAATCACACTCTCCTTCGGGTTTGGCGCGCCCAATAGTTTTAACGGTTGCAAAGAACTATCATATTGGCTGTACTTTAATGCCGCATTTTCGTCTCCCTCTAGGAATTTTGCGAGCTTCCTCCGATTTTCCGAGTTCTCTCCATTCTTCAGCGCATCAATAATGGCGGGAACAGTGTCGGGGAAATACCTGTAACTATCCGAGGTGCGGGAGAAAAACCACCTTGACCTCTCAACCTTGCCGACCACTAAATCCGAAAACGTTACCGACCTATTAAAGCCGTCATTAACTTCCGCTTGGCTACCTTTCTTCGCCATCACATAATTCAATTCCTGAGGTTCGGGGTGGTAAAAAGACAAACCATAAGGTTGATACTCAAGAACCGTGGAGCATTTGCATAGGTATTTATAGGGCAACCCCGCCGTCTCATAAAAGTAAATTTCTAAATCTGTACCACCGGCCATATCGACAACCATATAGCCGCAACCCAAACTGACGGCGGAAAACCCTGCCAAATCATGATTACCTATACGGGTGCTCCTGAATGAGGCGGTGAAAGGCATTCCGGTCGGGTTGTAATGCCTACCCAACGCTGCGTACTCAAGCCCCGTTACATATTTAGACTTCTCCTCATCCGTTAGCGTTCCGTCTTTATGCTTCATCTCCAAGTGGGCGTGTAAAATATCAGAACCTGATTTCAACGACCTACACATCAAGTCAGCCATCTCTATCTTTTCCTTGTCAAACCCACTCCCCCAGCCGTGTATGACAGCAGGAAGTAAGCCATACCTGACATTTTTATAGGCAAGTTCAGAAAATGCAAATATAGGCAACATTAGACGAATGCCTCTGTTTGGCGCGGAGAATATAAAACCGTTAGTCATAGCCCCTGTAGACCATTCAGGTTCTGGGCCTGAAGGGTAACCGGCAATAAGGTTGAGAAACGGGACGTTCAAAGACTCGTCATTCACTCCGACTTCGCGCCCGTTCTCAGCCACAACGCGCAAATCTCTTAATGTGTTTCCACCGCCTTCGCGCAATCGCAAATGCAGTTTGCCGATATATTTTGGCGTGAATAATCCGAAGTTGACCAAATCAATTCCCGCCTCGTTATAAATCGAGAACCCCCAGTTGTCGTCATTAGTTGAAGTAGCCATAAAGCAAGCTCCTCCCTGCAAATGCCCCGCAATGCGTGATAAGACGGTCGCCCCAGAACCGTTTATGGTAAAAGGTATGTATCCATTGCAATGTCCCGTTTTGCAACTTCGATACACTCAAATGCTCGGTATGCCAATTCCCAATGGAATGTGATTGCGGCAAGAGGAAAATCCCTTTAAAGAAATTCCGGCGCGGGAACAGCATATCTAAGGCAATCAAGCCCATCGGGGCGTTACCCAGAAACAAAACACCCTCCACAACCAATGAAGACTGCAGATGAATATCAGCCGGATTGCCGTCCTTATCAAATGCGAATAAACCGTAACTCATTTCAACTTATCCCTATTCCCCAGCACAACACGAATACGCCCCCGCTCATCGCGGATGACCAAACCATACTGGAACAAACTCATACCGGCCGCGCCCTCTTTCGCCGACGATTCAAACGACCCGTCTGGACTCATTGAAAAAGTACCCATACGCAACGCGCCTGCAACAATAGTCGGAGACTGTAAAGTCTGCCCGGCCGCAATATGCCTGCCCTGTATCGTGCCGTCGGCAACCAAATCGCCGTTGATACCAACCTGAGCGCGACCGTTTATGGTTTTAACCACAAACGGCTGTACAGGGTTGCCCCCGTTGGCACTGACTACCTCAAGCTTATCTGCCAGTATTGTTACCTTAGTGGTATTCGTTATTCCGTCTGCTGTCTGCGAAATACCGGTAACCACCTTTTGCCCACTGGCTGTCTGAGCTTCGGTTTTTAAGGTCAGGGTAGACCTTGTGGCATCTTGCAAGTTCGCCACTGTCGTTGCCACAGCCTGAGAGTCTTTGCCGAACTGGGTAACTTTTCGGTCAATTTCCCGCAGCGTTACTTCATTCTGCTCCGCTGATTTTTTAGCCTGCTCCGCAAGTTTGTAGGCTTCATCAGCGCGTTTTTTGGCATTATCCGCAACAGTCTTGATAACCTCTGCACGGCGTTCTGCCGATACCGCCGTTTCCATCGCGTTCCAAGCAGACCATGCGTCTTTCGTGTAGTTAAAGGTACGGTTAGCGTTCCTTGTGAACACCACGTCAGACACTCGGTAGTACACGTTGCCGTCTGAAACACGCAGGATTTGGGTAATTGACGCACCTGTCGGGTCGCTCCAACCTGTTTCCGTCGTAAGCACCCCATAAGCACCTATACCTGTCAAATTCAAACCGATTCTGCTTAACTGTTTGAACTCGGACACCGTTTGCTTCGGATAATTCGCCCAATACCAAGAAGGCGGGCGGTTATCGTTGCGCGTATCCAAAACCGAAGAAGCGTTCGATGCAGAGGGCACGGAATTGCGTATCAACTCATTCACACGCTCTTCGCTCAACAGACCCCGCTGCAACTGCGTCAGAGCTCGGGCGGTTTCTTCGGCTTTATCCTGAGCCTGACCTGCCTTTGTTTCGGCTTGGCTGGCTTTGCTGCTGGCAGCGTTGGCAGCAGACTGTGCTTGCTGTGCCACTCTTTTGGCCTCACCTGAGTCAGAGTTCGCAGCATCAAGTTTTGTCGTCAATTCCCCTTTGAGTTTTCTTGATTCCGCCTGCGCCTGTTCGGACGATTGCACCCCGAATTGTGTCCACAACTCGTTCGACAATGACTCACGATTCAAACTACCTTGAATCTGTTTCAACGCAGGTGTTGGGTCAGGGTCTGACCTTCCACTAACAACAGGTGTGTATTCTCCGGTATTACCATCTGCGTCGATAATCCTGACAGAAAAGTAGAATAAGTCAGTTACAGACACACCTGTCATCGTATAGGTATTCTGGGGGTAAGGCAGCGTTGCCAACTTCTTCATGGAATTGACATCAGGAGTCCGCCCATACCAAACTTCACTACTCAAAGCGTTAACAGATACTTGGGGTAAATTCCAAGACAAATCTATCGCGTTGAATTTTTGTGTCGTCTGAAGGTTTGTTATGTCATAATCTACCGTCCAAGACTTCACGACAGGTTTTGAAAACTCCCCCTTTTTACCCCTTGCCCTGACGACAACTTGGTAAGTGCCTTTGGATAAGTTATTCAGACGGTATTCAGGAGTATTTTGGAAAGTAGGCTCAGTCAATATTACGCCGTCTTTGTAAACAGTAATCTCATAATCGATGATACTGTCTTCACTACTCTCTGAACTCCACTTGACAACTACCTCCTGATTACCAAATTCAGCCTGAGGAAGTCCTACCGTAGGGGCAATCTTATAGGCGGATACGTCCACCCGCTGTAAATCAATGCTGGTATCGACAGCTTCATATTTGGCAGGGTCGTGCAACACTGCCGAGATGTCGTAAGTGCCGTCTTTTGTATTTTCCTTTACAGATACAGCGCGATACTGTTGAGGTTTTACCTTGTCCTGTATAACCCAAACATCCCCCACTTTTACTTCTGTACTGGCTGGAGACAGTTCTACCTCGTTTTTAGATACACCACCTGCGTACACGGTAGCATACCCGCTGACTACGGTAGGCTTACCTTCGCTTAACAAGGTAATTTTGAACCAGCCGCGTTGTCTGAAGGCTTTATCCAGAGTAATAATCTTACGCTTACCACCTGCATAGGTATTAACAGCAATAACCCGACCTGCTTGCTCAACACCTGCAAAGTCGTTATCCATTACTGTAAACACATCAAACGGTAGCAGCCTCAAACCCTCACGACCAACTTTGAACGACACAGTATTCTGCTGCCTCAATTCAGACTGCAATATCCAGTTGCCGTACCTGACCGCCTGAGAACGGGTATCGCAGCCGAAGGAAGTAACCTTTTTAACGTTCAAACCATAACGAGCAATCGCATCGTTATTGGCAATATATTCGGATTTTGACTTATAGCTGTCAGTCTTGTCTGCGTACTGGACGATAACAGCAGTGTGAATCGCCTTTTGGGCTACACCCTCATAGGTGAACACGCCGTCTACTACATTCTCATTTGTAAAAACCGTAACGGGTTCTGAAGGCATATCTACAGTGAACGACATCGTATTGCCGTTCCAAATAGGCATACCCATAAAGCAAGAGGTCAAATCGTCTACTAACTCGCCCAAACCCCGCTGTTCCGAGATATAGGCGTTGCAGACGAATCTTGGCTCTTTACCGCCGAAACCGTCATCTACCAACTCGTCGCAATATTTAGCAATCTTGTACAACTGCCATTTGTCAATATCGGTTTCACGAATACGCCTTGCTACGGTAGAAAAACGCGGCTGAGTAAGAATGTCATACAAAATCCATGCAGGGTTATTCGTCCAACCCTCCTTGAACAGACCATTCCACACCGCTGTGTCGTATGACCTTCTGTCAGGGTCGTAGTTAGACGGAATCTTAACAATGCGCCCTTTAATTAAATAATTTCGGCGAGGGAAATTGTTACCGAACTGCAAACTATCGATAGACACGGCAGCCAGTGCGGTATGAGGGTAGCTTAACTTTACCCTCTGTGTTTCCACATAACTGGAAAAGTATGTTTTGTTGCGTGTACGTTCATCGCTGTTGTCATCTGAAATGCGCCGTATACGGATATTGAAGGGCACTTCAGGCAAATCATTGATAACATAGTCCTCAAAGTATTGACCTTCGGACTTTTCAGTGAATCTGACAGGTACGGTTTTGACTACACCCTGATTATTGACCAATTCAATAATCATGTTGGTCTCAGCCGGGCTGACATTACCACTTCCGTCTGTAACAGAGTTGGTATCAACACCGAGGGTTAAACGCAGTGAGTTTATGTTCTTATCAGTAACCGCACGAACAATAGGGTTGCGCTTTTTAACCTCCGCACTGACATTCACAATCCGTTCTGACACATCAAATGTCGGCAGGTATGGCTGCTCCTCCGTGCCTTGACGGAAGAGCATCGTGATACTTTTGAAATTATAAGTACCATCTGGGTTCTGAATAGGTGTGTCTTCCAAAAACACACTTTTCATCGGGTACTCGTCTCCGTTGGCAAACCCTGCTATCGGACCCTCCGAGATGACATCTATAAATCGTGCGGATTGCGACGAATTGGCGGTATTGGGCGCGGTGTAAGGCGTAGAAGAACCTGAACCTTTACTCATATCAAGCTCCTAAAATTTCTTTCAGCTTATCGACTTCCTGCCTCAAAGATGGAAGTCTGACGTAAGTTAACTTATGACGTTCGCCAGAAGGTACTTCTCCTTCCAAACGTTTTGTAATACCGGCTATCTCCGTTTCCAAGCTGTTCAACTTCCGACGCAACTCGCCTGATTCAGCGGCTTTCAGACGAATTTGATAGTCCACATCTACCTTAAATTCTGCTTTATAGTTTTGTGCAGCAACAGATGGGTGGTTAAAATCGGTGTTATACCGCTCTCCATTTGGTGCAGTAGCGGCAACGCCTTGTATAGGTGTTTTAACGACCTCAAACTCCCATCCCCGTGATTCGGGCGAGCCGTTGACTGGTATACCTAAAGACTTTTTAACACGGTTTTGACGTTCCGACTCGGAAAGACTGGGGTCGTCCAAAGCAAGCTGCTTCACTTTATTGTTCACACTTTTTTCAGCCAATGCTGAAATTATGGGAGCAACAAGTCCCCCTAAACGTTTGGAACGCTTACGGTCGCTATCATCTTGATTAAGGTTGTTACTATTCGGGTTTCCTGATGAGTTAGCCTGTTTTTCCAACTCCTTAATCTGCTCGTTAGTAAGTTTTCTGGTTTCTACACCCATAGATACGACCTTAGAACCTGCATAGCAGATACCGTAAGCGACAGGTATGGGTTTACCTTGCCCTACTGTATTCCCTAAATTGGAAAATGTTGTGTTTTTAGATGCACCGGCTGCTTCCATAAGTTTTGGTGGTTTGGTCAGCATTTGTGAAATACCGCTTAACACAAGTGAGACACCCATTGCCATCACACCCGACCAGAAAGCAGTCATTGCCTGCCCACCTGCCGGACCCCCATAAACATAAGCAACAGCAATCAGCACCACACCGATAACCGTCATCAGAAAGCCGCCTTTAGAACCCTTGGCAATAGGCGTGATATGTAGTGTGCCTTCAAAACCTCGAGCCAAAGTGGTTTCTGCCTCGTCCCTGCTAACTGTCGTATTACCCATACGGACTTTAAACACACCGGCTTCAATATACTTACGCAGACCGTCAATCTGGGATGTCAGGGCATAGATGGCTTCCGCAGGTGTTTGCGCGGCAAGTTCAAAACTACTGCCAAACTGCTTCAAACCGCCATAAAATCTAACTGTAATCACTCCTGCCACTCCATATCGTTTAATGCACCCTGTATTGAGTCTGGAAGCCAATTAGGGTGCTTCCAAAATTTAGTGCCTTGTTCAGGTATATCGGAGAGTTGGCTCACACCGTCCTTAAACATTAACAACTTATCGCCAACGACTACCCCTAAAACACCTTCGGAGAGAGCGGCTAAGTCGCCCTCTGAGAAGTTATCGGTTGGGAAAAATCCGCTACCGGCTAAGTTATCCGGTCGAACGTCTAACTCCCCGAGTCCGCACAGACTGAAAAAATCTTCGACAAGCCGGACTGAACTCCCGTCAAACCTACCCAAAAGGTGCGGCATATTTCTGTATGTAAAGACTTTACCTTCTGATACCAACAACCAAGGAAGAAGCGTCCCACCTTGATAGAACCTATCGCTTGACGACAAATGTCTGCCACCATCGGGGTGTGAGTGGACAATAGCTGAAATCTCCCCTTCGGCTTCAGCCCGTTCCCAGTCCTCTGAAGCAATTTCAAAATCACGTTGGGGATTTTCAGCGATGTTTTTGCAAGGGAGAAACTTTCTTCCGTCTGGGGATTCCAATAAAAAACCGCAGGCCTCTTCAGGCTCTGCGGATTTTGCGTAATTTAGAATATCCGTAATATAACTCATAAATTAATCTTGTCTGCGGAGATAAATGCCCCGATGGGCAGCACGGCTGTTGCACCGAACCTTGCCTTACAGCCCAATAAAGACCCGCTACAGTAGTCTTTTTTAATGTCATTGGTAGGCATATCGTAGCGGTCGGCTACGGGGCCGCCCCTGTAAGGGCAACCTTTTGACAAACCGTTTGGCCCCCCCCTGTCCTCCCGCGCCATCGCCAGCG